GATTTGGCATAGTCTATTATCCTGTTGTGTATGGTGTTCCAGACATCGTTATTGTTGTAAAGAAAACCATCTGCCAATAAAAGTCCTATTATCGAAGTATACCCTTGCAATGATGCTGTATAAATGTCTGTGGTAATTTTTTCATAAGACTGTTGGTGATCCAACCGAAAATATTCAAAATTTATTAACTTAGACTTCATAATGTTTGTAAAGTCCTAGACGGTTAATAACAGTACCTCTGTTATACTCGAGATATTGATTTTTATGATCTAGCCCGAATATCACAGTGTTAGAAGGTTCAATATTAAGTTTATCACAGATTGTTTTTTGTTGGTCAACATACTTGTCATAGACGTAGTCCGGACTAAAAGTCTTTAACAATGCTAACCCTAGTTTAGCACCTATTCTATTATTGTAGTTTATTTTATCATAGACAAACATTAGATCATCGTCGTCGATGCGAGTCAAACGCATACCAATTCTAGCATGGGCTACAGGAAAAGTTTTACTTAAACTAAAAACTACATCTGTAATACACGCCGAAGTAAAATCAAAATTTAAATTACTGCATATTCCGAAATAAGCACAATCAACTAGTACAGGTATTTCTAAACTGGTACAGGCCTTCAATAACCATTCTAACTGTTCGTGTTCATTGCCTGTGTTAGAAAAAGGTAAACTTATAACCACTGCATCGTTAGATCTCAATGCATCGTCTTCTATGAATCTCCAATCAGTCCAACTGTTTCTCCAGGCCAACTGATGATAGACATATTCTCCTTTAAAACATCTAAATCGTCTATGCTTGTTCCTAATATAAAACATTTCAAAAGCCTGTGTGGTGCCGTTTGAATAGACACTATGAGGGAATAGATCTAATCCTTTTATTTTGTTATTTTTAGTTTTGGATATCCAATCTTTATACTCCCTACAAAAATCTTTAGTAATATTTTCTTCCCAAAGGCCTTCCAACAAATTTACACTTTTCATATAGTCTACGACTACCGAGTCTAGAATAGAAAAAGCGCCTCCATAGGGCAGAGATCGTTTATCGTTTGGTGCAGTCATACTCTTACTTATGAAAACAATAGAGTGCTAAGTAATAATATGATAAATTCTAGTTCGTACGAAATAGCAGATTGGCTATTGAATAAAAGTGATTTTGGTTGGTTAGAACTTGATATCGATTTTGATCTAGATGCATGGAAAAAGGAAACCGCTGCGGCTAAGTTTGTCGATCATAGGGGTCCTGATCATCCGGGGTGGAACAGCAGTTGCATACACGGCATTGACGTTGACAAAACTGGAGCATGGACTAACTATGGCTATACCAAAGAAGAAGATGTCCCTTATAAATGGACCAGCATCAGCGAACATACTCCTAATATTAAAAAGTTTTGGCAAGCGTTTCCCTATGAAAAATACAGACGTATTAGATTCATGGAACTAGAACCAGGAGGAAGAATCAGCCCACATAGTGATGCGCCTGGACGATTGCCCGGAGAAACTGATCTAGATATGTTAGAGTTTGGTGTACCTATCAACATCGCTATCATACATCCTAGCGACTGTCATATGACCCTAGAAGGACACGGTACCGTACCTTTCAAAGAAGGCAAAGCATTTATCATCAATATCAGGAACGTACACAGTTTTGTGAATAACTCTGCTGTGTCAAGAATACACTTGATCGCACATGGAATACCGGGAAATCGTAAAAACGAGTTTGTAGAACTCATAGCAAGAAGTTATAGAAAACAACATGAAAAATAGACACATTAAACTACTAGATGCTTTCTACGGAAATAAATGTAATCTGGCCTGTTCAAACTGTGACAGCCGAAGTGATGAATTAGATTTCGACGGACCCAGCATCGAATCCATTAGAGAAAGTATCTTGTTGGCCAACGAAAAGTTTGACGTAGAAAACTGGAGCATGATCGGTGGTGAGCCATTTCTTTATAAAGATAAGATCAAAGAAATCATCAAATGTATTAGAAGTTTTGAACCTAACAAGACCATCTTCATGTCTACCAATGGTATGCTATTGCATAAAAATATCGACTGGGTAGTAGACCTCGTTAAAGAATATCGAGTATGGGTACAGGTCTGCAATCATACTCCTTTGTTTATGTCTAAGGATACTATGGTTGATGCTGTACACACCATCGGACAGAAGTTAGGTCTTGAAGAAACTATTCCTGCGCATCTATGGTGGTACGATGTTTTCAGTTTAGAAACAGGTACTGATAACTGGAAAGAATATGTTAAAAATAAAGGCATAGATTTTGAAACCAGAGATCCTAATGATATAACCTATATGCGAGAAAACTGGGGCATACATTATATGGAGTCTCCTGTGTTTCAGACTATCGTTCATAAGGTAAATGGAATCCCTAGACCATTCAACAGCAATCCCGCAGATGCTTACAAAAACAGTTGCCCCAGTCAGTTCTGTGCGTTTCTACACGATAAGAAAATCTATAAATGCGGTGCGTTAGGTACCCTGGAAAGATTACTAGAAAAATATCAGTTGTTAGATGATCCTGATTGGCAAAAGTATCTGGCATACAAACCTGTGGATCTAGAAACATCTACAGAAGAAGAACTCGATTACTTTGCGGATACACATTATTGTAGTGTAGATGCCTGTAGCATGTGTCCCGGAGAGTATCGAGGAATCGAAAAAAATAAAATCAATGTATTGAAAATACATAGACATGAAAGACAATAACATTGTTTTCTGTATAGTTGATGATATATCAACCTATGCTGATCTAGAAATACAAACTACGATCAGGAATATCCTAGACTTCACTATATCAAATCTCTATATAAAAGGATACACAGTACTGATAGACACAGATGAAAATAATGTCCTAAAGAAGACTGATTCGTTTGATTATGCTGTGGTAATGAGTCCTGGGACTGAATATATTAACGGTTTGAATTTCTTCAATGCTGTAAAAAACTTAACGGACCATGATTTTTTTGTTGCAGGTCACATATTAGATAGAACTGACCACGATGCTTATTATGAACTGCATCATCAATGTTATGTAATAAATCTACAGTATTATCGAACATTAGGTCGTCCTATCGTAGGTAACCATGAATATCATAATCCTCACAGCCAAATACGACCTCGGAGAAGCAGTGAAAACTGGCACGATGATTATACTCCTAAATCAGTGAGCAAAGGCACGGATAAGATCACATATACCAATAGATGTCACGGTTGGAATCTGTTAAGGTTAGCGTTTGAAAATGATCTCAATGTTTTGGTATTTGATGAATCGATAAGAGATAACAAAATACACTACTATCCTGAAAGCCCAAAAGATTTTGAAAAACAACTAGTGTATATCGAACATAAATTCAACTATTGTAAGAACGATTTTGTACATAAGGCTAACACGGAATGGTCCGAAGAAATCAAAGAGACCTATGAACAAATAGTTATACCAGCCAGCGGTACACTTTATCTAGATCTCATCAATACCGGTCGTGTGATATTTTATGATTACAATCAGAAGGCTCTAGATTACTGGATGCAATATTGTCCTAGAAAAGAAAATATAGAATATCTGTTCGTTAAAACTGATCTTCTACATGGTACAGATTTAACGGATCACTTACAGTCAGATTTAAAGACATTAGTCAATCTTTCAAATGTATTTTGTTACGAAGGAACAGCAGCCAAGTATTCTTTACAGCATAGAATCAATGCGCAGAATATGTTAACGGAATGTCTAAAGAATAAAATTAAAAATTTAGATATTAGATTTACTCTCAGAGCCGATGATGGCCATCGATCGTATTCTTAATCAGTTGAAACACTTTTTCGTTAGAGTCATCGCCATCTAGATGATTGGCCGCTAGCGAAGATCCTTCCACAAAACTGTTTAAAGGTGTGTTCACTGTGATACCGTTTTTCCAGGTGTAAGTTTTCTCAAAACTGTACAGATGTATGAGAGTGCTGTTTACATGAGTAAGAACATTATTATCAAAATACTCAAGAGCGGCAGCATATTCAAGTTGTGATTTATCATAATCATGTAGATACTTGAAATATTGTTTGGCGGCAGAAATAGTTTTATAATAGATCAAATCACTTAACTTGTAATCTTTTAACTTCTTATCAGTCACACTACCGTATGTGATATTTCTAACATTCTTATTGTATATCCTATTAGGATCGGTCCAACAGAATATACAGACTTCTGGTGTAGATTCTGGTTTAAACTGTTGCAATATAACGTCCCATACAGAACTTCCACCTACACCTAGACTAGTTATGTTGGCATCATAGTGCTGTTTAATTTTTTTAATATAAGTATCGTATCCTTTTACTATGCTGTGAGGATTAGAGATTTCACAACAAAAACTATCTCCATAAAAGCCTATATTCATTTGTACTCGGCCACCAGTATCGTTAACTTAGGAATCATCCCTATATTAGAAGAACCGTGATAATCTCGTAGATCATTGAATGCGTAGACATCACCTTTTTTATAGTCTTTTACAAACTCATCTTCGATTATAAAAATGTGTCCTGGATGATAATCTTGCATAGGAATCCAATAAAAGTTCCCTAGTTGACCGTCCGGATGCGGATCTACATGCATGGGCATAAACTGACCTGGAAATAGTCTAGCGATCCACCACTGAGTGATATGTGTTAAGAAAGGAAATTCTATTTTAAAATTTACATGATACGGTTCAACCACAGCCCAGTGTGAATGAGATAAGTCGTAACCTGCTTTGGATAATCTTTCATGCTCGTTACTCTTTTCACAGAAAGGTCTAGGCCATTCTCTAGGCAGTGCTAGAACTTCATCAATCCATTCATCTTTTATGTATTCTGAGAAGTTACCAATGTATTTCATATTTCTTGTATTTTAAATTGTCTGAATTTTTTCTTCATGCTGGGATCTAGCACTACTTTTCTACTAAAACTTAATGTATCTTCCTGTTTGTCAAATGCACATAACTCACATACAGCAATAGATTGTTGGAGAGTGTTAAAAAAATATTCTATATCTTCTTGTCGATCAAATGGATCACAGCCTTTGTATTGATCTAAAACAATAGCAGCCGCTTCTTCATACTTTACCTGTGTTTTAGCCTCACCGTAATTCACCACAGGAGGGCATTTATATAGTATACCGTGTTGAAAAGTTATTGCATCTCTCCAAGGACATTTAGCATAACTGGCTTCTCTATCTCCGCCCATTTCAAAATATACTGTTCCGTGTTCTACTTTTTTATGATATGGCGGAACCATATCTACAACTAATTGATATTTTATTACCTCTCTGCCCATCATGGAATAACTAATTCCTTTCCATGAATTAACTCCGTCATTAGATGATTTCGTAATTGTAAAATTTTCTTTCCATGGTTTTAGTATTTCTAAAATGTCATTATTAATACTATCGAAAGTCGCAGTATCGTGACAAGACACTACAATACACGAATTACCATCTTGTATAAATTTTCTAGATAATTCTATACGTTTTGATAATCGTGTTCCGTTGGTCATAATCTCTATGGGAGTTTTAGGCCATAAAGATCTTATATTATCAAACCAGTTTTCTAAATCCGGGTGCAAATATGGTTCGCCTCCGCAGAGAGAAAGTTTTTCTGTTTCAAGAATTTCAGACCACCGTTTGTATCTCTCGGCAGATTCGTTCCAATTAAATGTACCTAAAAAGTCGTAAAGGGCTAATCCTGCACAATGACTGCAAGTCATGTTACACAAATTATTGACCATTATGGATACGTTATTAGGCAAATAGATTTTTTGTTTCATAGATTAGAAATCTATTTATATTCGGTAATCAGCAATGAAATCCTAGGAGTATGACCTATATTGGCTGCTCCATGAATATCTCTTTCGTTTTCAAATTTAAAAACATCGCCGGCCTTGTAATCATTTATCATTGTATTACCATAAAGAAAAATATGGCCTATTTGAAAATCTTGAATCGGAATCCAGTATCTATCGCACTTTTGATCATGTGCATGTGGATCAGTATGTACAGGCATGAATTGTCCAGGCATCATTTTAGTAAACCACCAATGGATTTTCCCCTTGGTCCACGGCGGGTTCACATCTACATATATGTCTCCATACTCGTATACCCACCAATTAACAGCATTTAGATCATATCCTGCTAACTGGTATTTAGAATATTCGGCAGATTCTACCGCTGTAGCCGGTGGCCAATCTCGAGGTCGGGCCTGACCGTCTCTGGTCATTATTAAATGTTCCCAGAGAGGATCAATCCATGACTGATAATTACCTAAGTATTTCATTAATAAAAATTAAGATGATCTATACCTATACGCTGTCTAAATTCTGGTGTAAATTTACAGTCGACTCGTAGGCTGTATTCTTGCTCAAGACTTGATTCGCCTCCATGCCAATCTTGATCGTTCCAAAAAGTAGCGTGTGAGTTTACATAATGTTTGTCTTGAGTATCCGGGTCCCATATGTAAAACCCTCGTCTGGTTCTATAACGTATATGTATGAATTCATTTTTGTGTGGCGTATAATAGTCATTTTCAAATACACCATTGTTTGCATCTAGATCTCTATGTTCAAATGCTTTACCATTATGATCACAATGAAAAAATATCACACGACCTATTCGATCTATAATGCCCTGTTCCTGTAGATTTTCTACCCAACGAACAACACCTGGAAAATATCGACTTTCCTCAGTCTTTTGACGTTCGGCATTGCGTTCATTCCAATCGCCTTCGTTCCATAAAAAATAATATATGTAAGGATCATTAGCATCTAACGCACTTTTCAAAAAACGTGTAAACAAATTGCGCTGTTTATAGTCTTTAAAGTCCGTAGGATAGATTTCTTTGCCCTGCACCTTTATAGGATGATCGTTAGGTAACGCCAGATACTCCTCGTGTGCTTTATAGATCGGTTTCCAATTCCAAATATAACTACCTCTGCTTTGATCAAAGCCAGGCTTCATCCAAGTACCTTCTTTGGCATACTCTCTAGCCAAAGCGAATCCTTTACACATTTCGGCATGAAGATTTATAAAACCTTTTACGTCCAAAAAAGGATCTAAATTTATGTAGGGCTTACCGCCAATACCTCTAATCATGTACATACTTATCCGCTAAGTATGTGCATGAAAACAGAATTCGAATACTATTATAATGATGTTCCAGGAAAAGGTCTTTGTCGTAATAATTTGATTTATACTAGTCTTATCAGCACAGATAAAAAAACATTCTGTCAATGGTACCATAATGATACCGATTATCATCGAGGACAGAATCAAGTTGTAGATCCTTCTCTCATGGAAGAAAAATGGTTGAGAGAAGTGAACTTTATCACACAAATGCGTAATTCATATCCCGACCTAGTGCCAAATATCACTAATATAGATTTGGCACAAAGAAAACTATATTTTGATATTGAAGGGCCAGACTTCTGGCAACTTGCCGGTCCTGCCCTACAAGACTACGATAGTGTATTGCCTAACTGGCAGGAGCAGATGTTGGAAATTTTTAAAGCACATAAAACATTGGGAATATACAAGTATAGTCTACATCCTAGTAGTTATTTTATAGTCAAAGGTAAACTAAAAAGCATCAACTATTTTTTCTGCTACAAAGATAACGACACACAAATTAGTCTTCGTGATGTTATGAGTCACATCAGCGAAGATAGACAAGCAGATCTATTTCCTAAAATGAAGGCTGCTGGCATAGATGTAGATAAACCGACTCCTTTTAAAGATATACAATTATTAGCATTTGAGAGTTTTAAAACAAACTTCCCCGCAGACTTCATGGACGAATGTAAGAAATTATATGTATAATATCGTCGAATGGAATCCAGAGTTAAATCTTACCGACTTTTATAAAGAAGCCGGCGAGCGAGGTTTCGCTAATAACTCTAGTCAAAAGGCCATGATAGATTGTTTCCGTAACGAAAAGTTATGGAAAGCATGGATATTATATCAAGATGAAAAAGCAATAGGCAGCGTAGTAGCGCACACCTTCGACGATGTTATGGGATATGGTAGTTTTAGAGTATTGGCCAGAACATGTACATTTGGCACAGCAAGACCTCACGGTGGACTGATAACTCCGCAAAGGTTAATTGCCGAACATCAAAACTTAACAGACCAGTTTCTCCTTCCTACGTGCATAGCATGGGCCGGCAAAGATAATATCTATGCTACATCTAATGATAGTAAAATAGCAAGTCAGCGGCTAGTACACCGATATTATTTTCCTACATTAGAAAAAATAGGAATAGTAGAACGTGTTAAAGAAGTTCATTATAGACATACCGATCAAACTGTGTGGAAGATATACGGAGATAGATTTTTAGAAAATTTAGAACGCTATTCTAGATGGATCTAAATTAGGATTAATTCTTTTTAGTTCAGACAAAACATAAGGTGTAAGTTTCCATCTAAACTCGATTTGTCTTATAGAAGGTTTCTGAGCCCAAAATATAATAGTATCAACAATGTCATCTTTAGAAGTATTATAATCGCTGACAAATGCCGTTGGATGATTTTCAGGTACTACTGTACCTTCAATAAAACTTAGATCTAGATGTAGAATAGGAATACCGTTAGGATTGATACCTTCTAGTCTACATGCTTCTGCTAATTCTTGTTTATCATGTACATACTGCGTAGGTATTAATTCAGGGTAGAATCTACTTACACTTCCCATAACGACCATCATGTCTACTTTGTTTTTAAGAGCCTGAAATAATTTTAATTGTTGTCTATCTCTATAGGCATTATTAATAAAAATTTCAGCACCAGATGCTTCCGCTACGATACGATCAAAATTTTTATCTATATCGTAACCGTTGCTACGACTCATGCCAACTATTTCCCTACAACTTACCGAGGTAAACTTATCGTATATTGCCTTTCCAATTCCGTGTGTATGGCCGGTAATCACTATTTTCTTATTCATTAGGGTTTCCTGTTGGATCAAAGGTTACTTCTGTAATAACGGGATGTTCTAACCACATGTCTAAGATTTTTAGTAAGACATGACTATCGTTATATCCTTTAGCACTTAAATGTAACATTAGTAAATGAGGAAGTGCGAGATCTTTTACTCTTTCTGCTAATTGTTTTTTATGGTAACTATATACTGGTAATTTAGGATCCGGATAAAATGCTGCTATGCTTCCGCATACTACCATCCTTTTAACACTTGAATAGAGTTGATCAAGAAACTCAAGTTGTCGTCCATCTGCGTATGCATTATTGATAAACAAATCGCACCCTACGGCTGTTTCAACAACATCATCTAGCCCAGTTGTAGAATTAAAACCTATGACTTCCCATCCTTTAGATTCTAAATGAGTTTTGAATAGTTTTCCTATTCCTCTAGTATCACCAGTAATAACACATTTAAAACTCATAGGTAATTGCGAAAATATTCTTATCAAAATTTATTAAATCGAATATCGATTTTTCTTCTGTATCAAATTCAACTAGTTCCCCGGTAAATTGAAAGTTATCTATTCTATTCATTTTGTTCATCGAATTTAACCATGGACTTATGATATTATCAAATTGGTATCTATAATCATGCCGTTCGACTTTCGGAGATATTGAAACATGTATTTTCTTTTCGAGTATGCTATGCTGTAAAAGTTTTCTAACAACTAATTGTGTTCTGACTATTTCTCCATAGTTAGTGGCAGAATGAATTCTTCCGGCATCCATTTCATACCAAAAATTATCAGCGACTGTAGGATGCATATGTTGATTTGATATATCTATTAAAAAACTTTGATTACCATTTAGATTTAAATGATACCTATCGTCGATATCAGCATGAGCCATATAACTTTCTCCGGGCTGCAATCTGATAATACGTGCCTGTCCAATTTTAACTGGTAAAGTTTTTAATATTTTTTCCCAAGGTGTGTCCTTGTAAATTTCTTTAATGATCCATTCGTCATAAAAGAAAGCACCAGTCGGATCGTTGAGAACCGCACTTTCATCTAAAATAGGATAATCCGCAAGTGCTCGTTCAATCAAACCGTTCGGACATCGCCACTGTTGTTTAGAAATCATGAAATATTTATATGCTACTATTATTGATTAAATATAATCATGGAACTTTATCTAAATCCTAAATGGTCTAGGATCGGCATCAGCATAAGTGGTGGAGCAGATAGTGCGTTGTTGGCATTCTTAGTATGTTCAAATTCCGATGCTGAAATACATTTCACTAATCAAATAAGACTATGGAAAACTCGTCCATGGCAAGAACATGTGGCTGATCGAGTTATAGATTGGTTTAGAAATAATTTTAAAAATACATTTCATATTCATAGAAATCTAATACCGCCAGAACTTGAATGGGGCGATAAAGGGCCAACAATCGTAGACGAATATGGAAAATTAAAAAGCGGTAATCAAATTATTCTTAGATCTCACAACGAGTATATCGCACACAAGTACAAATTAGATGCACTATACGGTGGTATAAATCAAAATCCAGATGTTGCGATTCCCGGCGCATTAAGCGATAGAGATAAAGGACACATACCTGCATATTTCTTCCATGACGGCATTCACATCTGCCATCCATTTGTACATACTAAAAAAGATTGGATAATCAAACAATACTATGAAAATAATATTTTAGATTTATTAAATCTTACACGCAGTTGCGAAGGAGAATTTGAAGGGCTAGATTACAAGACATATCTGCCGGGACAGGAGGTTCCTATTTGCGGACAATGTTTTTGGTGTAAAGAACGGGAGTGGGCAATTGAAAAATCAATCCATTGCAATAATAATTGATCCTTGGGAACCTCAAAACTTCTTAGCGAAAGTTTTTTATTTTCTCAGTGATCAATATAAACTTTTAAAAAATGTTCGTCGACTAGTTAATGATAAAATTAAGGATATTAATACTGTTATTATTGCAGCCTACGATAACATACCTGCTGTAAAGGACTATCAACATCTGCCCGCGAAAAAAATTTATACAACAGACATTGATACTGTTATATCCTTCATTAGAAAAAATAATATTAAAGAGATTTACTTTTGCGGAATGGCTTGGGATAGGTGCGTTAAAGATAGAGAATTAGGTTTTATTAATCTTTATCAATTGTTAAAAGATTTAGATATTACTTTTTTGGTAAAAGACGATTGTGTAATCTGTTCATCAGAATATAATTTTGAAATCTTTAACCCTAAAAATCCTATAAACTATAACTGGAAAAAAACTAAAGATCCCAGAGTATATAAGTACGACCCAAATGAATAAACAAAGTAAAACATTCTGTATGCATCCTTTCACTGGATTAGCAACCAGAGAAGATGGTGCCATTAAAATCTGCTGCCGTAGTCAACCTGTTGGCTGGATACAGGAAGCCAGTTTAGAAGAAATCTGGAATGGCGAAAGAATGCAAACTGTTCGTAGACAAATCCTATCAGGAGAAAGACCCGATGTTTGCGCACCTTGTTTTGATTTAGAGGATCAAGGTGTCGAAAGTCTGCGACAACGACATATTAATGGCGTTATACCTGAAGCACGTATTAATCTTTATCCCAATGCACTAGATCAACTAACAGAAAATTATACTATGCCTTTTGAATTTCCTACCATGGAAATCAAATTGAACAATCTCTGTAATCTTAAATGTCGTATGTGCAATCCTTTAGACAGCACTAGTTGGAAAGATTGGGACGAAGTCAAACCTTTTTATGAGAAAGAAAATAATTATCTAGTGCCCACAGTTGCTAAACTGGTTCGAGTTCCCGGTCAGTACATAGGCCCATTTGATAACACTGATAACTGGTGGAATGACTTTGAAAGACTAATACCTCATTTTAGGCGTGTAGAGTTTGCCGGCGGAGAGCCGCTAATGGATCCCCAGCATTATAAGATATTAGACATGCTTAAACCTTATGGAAAGAACATTGAATTGAAATATGCAACAAACGGAACAACATTAGGAATAAGCAAAGGAAGAACCATACATGACTATTGGCCACATTTTAGAAGTATTGCCGTTAACGTCTCTATTGACGGCATTCACGATGTTTACAATTACATTCGCAGTAACAGTAATTTTAGCGAAGTTGAAAGAAATATCGAAGAAATAAAATCATTACCCAACATTAGTAGAATAGTGGGAGCATTTACCGCACAGGCCGGAAACATATTACAAGCCGCTGAGTGCATCGATTATTTTATCAATGAAATGGGCATAGTATTCTATAGTCATCGTGTGAGTTATCCCAATGTATTATCTGCTCAGGTTTTACCTCAACCCTTAAAAGAAGAAGCAATTAATAGATTAAAATCAGTCGAACAACGACTGTTTACTTTTCCTGCTATAACTGAGAATGCGTTGTTAGAAAAAATAACAAGACAACAGATCAAGGACAACATTAACTATCTTAACGCCAAAGATCAAAGTCATTTATGGTTAGAATTCTTAGACTTTAATCGTAAATTAGATGTAACAAGAAATCAAAGTTTGCTTGATGCTGTTCCGGAGTTCGCTGCCTATGCATAAGATAACTTCAGTATGGCCACATCAAGATCAAGTTAAAGTAGAATGGAATATTGGAAAACGTTGCAACTACGATTGTAGTTACTGTCCGACAGAAATCCATGATAATTTTAGTCCCCATACTGATATTAACATTTTAGAATCGGCTGTTGACAGACTCTGCGAAATGGATAAGCCATTAAGGATCAGTCTTACAGGCGGTGAGCCTTGTGTTCACCCTGACATAGAATCTCTACTAGATTATTTTAAACGCAAAAATATTTTTTGGGTTAACATAACAACAAACGGAACACGAGGCTATCGATGGTATCTAGAAAACGAAATGTATTTCAACCATCTTGTGTTTAGTTTGCATTTCGAACATGATTGGACTAGAATAGTCGATACAATTATGAAGTATTACGATAACACAGAAAGAGAATTTTTTGTTAACGTAATGGCGCACCATAATAAAATGGATCATGTTCGAAATGTTGTTAAAGCATTTAAAGATATAGGAATTAAATTTGCTGTTCGTCGTATACGCTGGACCGAAGGAGATCATAATGTGTTCGACGATCTTCGGTATGAGGGGAAAGATTTAGAATGGATCTTAGAGCAAGATGCTACAGCGAAACCTAATTGTCGTATAAACGACGAACAGATCATTCACTCTAATGATGTAATCAAACAACATATGAATCAGTTCAAAGGTTGGAGTTGTAATGCTGGCCTCGAAAGTCTTATGATTAATTGGGATGGTGAGGTACATCGTGCTACCTGTAGGGTGGGCGGTAGTCTGGGAAATATATACCAAGGCACGTTTGCTGCTCCTAAAGATCCTATTATATGTACCAGAAATTGGTGTACATGTGCTGCCGACATTCCACTAACGAAATATGATACAAACTACAGCAATTAAAATTAACAAACCAGAACCTATGATGGTTACTTGGGATATCGTTCGCAAGTGTAATTTAGATTGCACTTATTGTGAAAGTACTCGTCATAACAACAACAGTAAACTTCCTAGTTTAGAACAGTTGAAAGATACTTTTCATTTTGTCAGAGATTATGTAAATCTTTACAACAATTTAAGATCTGATAAAGTCAAAACCAATATAGATTTCACTGGTGGAGAGCCAACAATAAATCCTGCGTTTTGGCCTTTCATCGATTATGTTAAACAATATGACGAATTTAATTTAAGCCTTACTACTAACGGTACGTGGGGTCCTAATTTTACAAAACGAATATTAGATAATTTCGCTCATACTACAATTAGTTGGCATGCAGAAGATTCTCTAAAAGAAAGAACGTTAGTGAATATACTCGAATTACATAAGGCCGGAATGGGATTGCAGGCAAACATAATGCTGCATTGCGATTATTTTGACGAAGCGACAAGTGTATGTGAGTTATTAAAGAAAGAAGGGGTTAAGGTCAACCCTGTGCCCATAGGCGACGGAAATATATTAAGAAAAGGTTGGTTCATAGATTCAGACGGGACGAATAGAAGGACTAGCCATGAATACACAGAAGAACAACAAGATTGGTTTTACGCATGGATGGGTCAAAAACGTAAAGCCACTACATCTCAAGAAGGAACAAATGTTGGTCGAGCATGTTGCGGAGGTAGATGTACGCAAGGACTAGTCGATGGTCAGTGGCAAGATGTTAAATTAGTCAACAACTGGTTCAAGGACTGGTACTGTATGATTAATTGGTATTTCCTGCATATAGAACAGGACTCTGGAAATGTATATCACCATCAAACTTGTCAAGCCACTTATACAGGAAGAGGGCCAATTGGTAATCTACGAGATACAATGACTATTTTAAAACAACTCGAAGAAAGGTTATCAACTCCAATGAAACCTATTGTGTGCCCAAATCAACGATGTGGTTGCGGCATGTGTGTGCCTAAATCAAAAGACGCAGATGTGTTTAAAGCCTTGTGGAAAGAAACCACCACAATACCGCTTTTAATAGATTAGAAAAAGAACCATTTTTTCTTTTTTTGTTTAATAGGATTTAAACTATCAATTCTTGCTTTATCTATTAATCCCGTATCTACGTAATTTAGATAAACATCTTCAATGGTTGCTATCGATTTAAAAACTATATTCTTTTTAAATCTGTTTTTATCGATTTTTCTCGGATCCCAATTATCGATTGTTTCGTTTACGGATATTGCCAGTTGAATTAAGTTAGGATTAGTTAAGTGATTTACTCTAGGATCTAATCCAAAAATATCTTGTAATGCTTCGCCCTTAAGTTTCAAGTAGTTCCATTCATAATTACAAAGTTCCATTAGACATAACTTATTCGCAAATAAAAAATTTTCGGTATTAGAAATAAAAAAAGAGTTCTGAACTTCTTGATAGGCCGGAATAACTAAGAACTTAGTTTTAGGTTTATCTAATGCTAGAGATTTTATAAATGACAAATGCAAAAGATGTTTATTCTTGATTAAATCTTTGGATCTTTTCATTTGATATGATATATAAAATTCAGAATCATCTAAAGTACTGATAATTTTTTTATGCTGTATCTTATATGCTGAGGATACATTTCCTCTGATTTGATCTTCTAAATCTAAGCGTCCAGGATGTGTCAGTACAAATACGACAATATCATTATCTTTTATTTCGTTTATTACATCTAATAACTTTATAAAACTATATTCTAAACAAGATCCTCCTATGGCGTAATTTTTTACCTTAAGATTTCTGAGTTCGGCTAATCTACCTATCCAGTTTCCAGGAAGATCTTCTGCAAAACTGTCTCCGAATGCAAATATAGTATTCATTTAATAAAACTTAGTTCAGGAAATACTAAAGAAAAATCTGTTTTACGAATAGAATCTAGTTTTTCAATATATTCTTTCAAGGCCGGCAAAAGATGAGTATGATCTTCTGCGTCCATAAAATCTAATACCGCTTGCCAACGACGCCAACCGTAGGGATTGTCTTTCCAAAAATCTCTATCCTGTCTGTAGTTCTCGTGTAGCCAATTGGCAAACTCTGCAAATTTTTGTCTTATTTCTGCCTTGTCTTCTAGCGGTAAGCATCTAATACTTAGAAAGGTTGGGATATACAATAAATGCATATTAAAGATACCGCCACCTGCCTGTATCCCCCCTGTGACATTTTCTAAATTTACTTTTTTAAAGTTCTGTTTAATTTTCCAGCGAGCGAAATCTGGCAGATGTTTGATATTTAGGATCTGAATAGCAGTTGCGATACTGACCTGTATATTAGAAGGTGTATTATCTAGTTTATGTAAATTTTTTTCTATAATCGCCCAGTCGCTAGGATAACGAATATAATAATTACGATCACCGAAAGCGTCAATACTAAATCCTACCTTAACCTTTTTAAACTGTTTCCAAAGTTCGATTATCTCATCATCTACCAGTAAACCATTTGTATTGTATCTAACGAGTATTTTATCTGCATAACCTTGTCTGATAATTTCTTCTAAGAACATTTTATGCTCTCGGATCATTAAGGGTTCACCGCCGGCAAAATAAACCTGTTTTAGATTAGGAATTTGTCGGTACATTTCTTCCCAAAAATCTGGATTTTCGTGCCAAAAATTATTAAAGTCTTTGCGATCCCAATGCATTTGTTCTTTAAGTTCTTTTGCCTGAAATAAAGGATATATCTTTTTATGATCGCTGACCCACTGACTACTGTCATGAGGACTACACATAACACATTTTAGATTACAGGTGTGGCCTAATCTTAGATCTAAGTAAACTAATTTTTCAGGAATAGTTCCGTCATACTGTGTTGATGCAATGAGATCATCGATGTCGATACCTTCCTCCATCCATGTACCAGTTTCCCAAACACGTTTGCTGGCTACTCCCTTGCTTTCTTCTTGGAAGCATTTAGAACAACTAGTAGGAATATTTCCATCTAGCATTATTCTGCGCACAGACTTCATGTATTCGTTGTTCCATGCACTCATGGGTGTTTCACGACCAAAGTTTGCAGGCACACCATTTTCATTTTTTACAAGACCAACAGTATGATCTTCACCTGCACCGCTGGCATTGGCTGAACAACATAGGCGCATATCCCCATTGGGACGAGTAGCAAAGTGTATCCAAGGAAGTATACAAAAAGTTTTACTTCCGCTGACCTCTGCTATCTTGTTTTGCCATAGTCCTAGTTTGGTTGATTCGGACTGCATCCAATAAATTTCAGTTTCTTCCATTGCAATTCTTTACGCAGGTCCAGGGTTTTAATTCCTGCAGTTTGTTATTTAGATCGTTCCATGGCAAATCGTAGACACTATTGAATTCTAGATTCGGGACCCCTAAATCTTTAAATTTTGTTTTTGTATCTTCAATTACCATATTTCTTAATTTCTGTATCGGAAAATTTTCTACTATAGGTTCTTCTAACCAATTTGATCCTATCCAACAACAGGGAAATATGTTTCCTCTGCTGTCTACATAGATTTCTTTTTTCTTGATGCAGGCAGGGTCAATGGTAGTTTCTAAAACTTTCTTTTCCCAGATTGATATGTCTTTGCTGATCTTTTCTAAAGGCAGAAATTCTATAACAGATTCTTGTATGGCTGGTTCTAAATAATATTCTACTTTTCCCTGTTTATCTTCTACGGGATAGGTCTGCATGTCATAGAATCTTCTAGTATATTTAAAATTGACATTAATAAACCCTAGGTCCAGCATCTGTTTTTTAAATTCAACTAACTCATCTTGATTGTGTTTGAATACTAAACAATCAATTGATGCTTTGCCTCCTGCTGAAATAAATGCGATAGCATTGTCTATTATTTTTTTCCAATTAGTTCCTCTTCGATACAGTACATGGCTGTTTTCAAATCCATCTATACCGAAAGTACACATGTGGTTCTCCCCTAGCGAACCGGCAAGTTCCTTCCACCATGCAGTATCTCTAGCACTCCCGTTGGTGTGTATTCCAATATGACATGTACTGTTCACCGATCTTACATAATCGTGTATCTCTAAACAATCCTGTGCAATTATAGGATCACCGTAATTACCACACGAATAAAAATTTTTCAAACTACCTAAAAAGTTTTCAGGAAACCATTGTTTAAAAACATCCAATTTTATTTCGTGTTGACCTACAAAGGATCTTTCCTTTCCGCCGTTTACATTCCTAGAACACATAGGACAACTAGCCTGGCAACGGTCAGTTAGTTCGATGTGAAGATCTGTAATATTGTTAGGATACATATTACCAAATATTAAAAAGATACTTAGGAGTCAGACCTGAATTCATTCCAGCATGCCAACTTTTTCTACTAGGCCATTCGTAGACCGATCCTTGTTGTTGGTTATAAAAACATTGATTTTCAACTATTAGAATATGTCCATGTGCCGGCGGACTTATGTGACAGTGAAACCTTCTTATATCTGTTCTACGAGATAACTCAACTTCGTCGTCATTGACATCCCAATGCCAAGGACTAAAGTGTCCTATATGTATTCGACTGATCCAACAACTATTATACGATTTTAATCCTACAAATTCACAAAACTTTTCAGGTATTTCTTTACTAAAACTATCTCCGGAAACAAACATGTCCCAACCCACATTGCCGCCTTCGTGTACAGTTTTGAACTTTGCACGTTTCCAGATATCTGTCACTTCTTCTAAGCCAGGTATAGGATCTCCTTCTTTGTGACTAGGTCCGACATACGTAGGAGAGGTATTCTCTAATTGTTTTATTAGACTATTCCAATCTATAATATCGCATATTCCAACGTACTTGGTCATTTATGTCCTAGGAAGTGAAAATAGTATTGCGGGAACTCACCGCCATTTGCAGCCGAGTGATAATCTTTATAACTGTCCCATTGAAAGATATCTCCCTGTTTATTGTAGTACAATGCTTCTTTATCAAAAACAAGAACACTGGCAGGTCTAGGTTTATCTATACAGCATACATATCGATAAAGCATCCCATATTGTTTTAGCCATTCTTCTTCTTTATCCTCAACATCCCAATGATACGGAACTATCTTTCCTGGAAAGACTTCACTGATAAACACCCTTAAAGGATTAACCTGTATTATTTCAGAGAATATTGTTTGTACTTCGATTGGAAAATGGTGTCCCGGATAGTAGTCATACCAACATATATCTTCTAATTTATAACCTGCCTTTTGCCAGGTACCGATGACCTTGTGATACGAATTAAGTAATGGTTCGTTGGATTGAAACTGTGCCTCTGATCGATCTACTACAGATGTAACAGTATTGATATCAGGATCATTCTTAGACTGACACGTTTTAATTACATTATCCCAGTCTATTAGATCAGCGGTATTACCTATGTAAATGGTCATTCAGAGTCTGTTCCAAAAATTTCTTTGTAGATATATTTCATATCCTGATCGCCCCATACTACATGTTTGCCCATAGAACCTTTAAACATTCGTTCTAGATTATATTTTCCATCTATTATATCGCCGGTTTCTTCTAATCTAAACTTGGCTGTATGATGAATAATACTATCCATCCATACAGCATCTACCCAGTAATTGTTAACGGGTATACACCCGTACCAATCTATCGACTTCATAACTCCATCGCTGTCTATGAAATGACAGTGAGGATACATAGTTAATTTGTACGTTCCAGATTTGTATAGATCTACTAAAATATTTCTAATTTGTTCTTTCCAGGTAGGGCAAACAGAATCTAAATTCTTGCTACCATACAGCATATGATTGCAACTTTTACCGTGCCAATGAAAAAAGATTCTTTTCTTAATATAATCTATATCTAATATCTTGGGCATAAACTGCCAATCTTTATATTGCAAGATGTATTTTACTTCTTGATTAAAAAAATAATCTACCGCTTCTTTAGTATAAAGCGGTCTTGTAGGATCTTCTAATCTCTGATATCTGTTTAGCCAATCGTAGTTGGCACAAAACACATTACCCTCTGGATTAAACAACGGTTCATAGGTTTGCTGAGACATACATTCTATGCCGTCAACATCTAATTTAAAAAACGGTTTCCAATTATCTAAGTTCATTCTACTCTAGGACCATTTGCTAAAAAGAAAGCAGCAATCCATTTAATACCTTTAGTAACTGGTAATGACTCGTGAATGGTAGACCAATTAACCTGCTCATCTGGATAATCGTATTCAAAGTACATTACTCCACCTAACTCAGGTTCTACCGTAACATTTAACTCCGGCCAGGTACAACGGCCACCCTCGTATCCCTCGTTTAACCAAAAAATTGCTGTAGCCTTACGGTCTCCCCCCTTTGCATAGTAAGGAACGACTTTGGTATCGTAAGGATAGTCATGATGTAGGCCGAAATATTGATTAGTATTGTATCTATAGATGTCGCCTGCTTCAATGTGAGAAATAGGTACTCCTATCATTTCTACTATTTTCTGCTTGAAAAATTCTCTATCTAGGGGGTCGGTATTTTCGCTAATAGATCGTTGTTCAACTTCTTCAGTGATCTGTCCGTAGGTCTGCTCTCTAGATTCTAATCCTGCGTTAGGATTCATAGCATTATCATATTTTTCAACAAAGTGTTTACATTCTTCTGGCGTAAGTACGTTTCTGAAAACAGAAATTTTTGGGTACTCTAGATATTTTATTTCTTCAAACATTTTTCTTTCCTATGATCATAAATCTTTTATACAACGGTAGTTCTAATTCTCTGGCCCATAGCACATCAACATTCGATTGTTCTATAAATTCTTCTAAAGAATTAGCAATCCTTACATGTTCTGGAATATTGTAATCGTTACTTTGAAGGACTAATAGGCTGTTTTGAGGATGGCCGCTGAGCCATATGTCATACTTATCTTGCGTTATATGTTCACAACTTGTATTAATAATAATATCAGCATCGCTACGAAACATACACATGTCTGCGGTTACTGCACGAAACTTTCCTTCCATTTCTTCTTTTTTATTCATCATTGTGGCCACAGATTCGCACTCAGGATCTATGTCAATACTGCGAATATGTTTGATAGGAATAGCACTTTGGAATAACATACTGGCTAACACCCCTACCCATCCGCCGTGAATATCAACAGTTAACGGAAAATTCAATTCTTTGTTGCGCTCTGGATAGATGTAACATACCAAATTCTCTATCAGCCACTCTTTGCTTTTTAACTGTCCTTTCCAGAAGGCGTCAAGGGTACGAAGTGGATCTTTGCTTTCACGGATAGCACACATCCAATAGTGTAGGTGTTCGAGGTCTATTTGCATTTTGGTATCTTCGAATCTGCGGAACTAACACAACTTGGAGTCATACATGCTTGAGGTTCTGTAAACAATTTGAATCCTTCTGTTAATGTTCCTAATGGTTGATCGTGGCAACTGTAAGATCTTTTAACTTCATTGCCTCTAATAATCATACTTTGATAACCGCTGTTACAGGTCCATCCTTTAAATTTATTAAATCCAAAAGCATTAAACCTTTCAGCCTGATCAAACAGATGTTCAACATTATCATTATCGTACAATGCTATTTGATAAATTTCTTCTCCTCGAAATTCTTGAGGGAACCCAGTCCGCATTAATTTAAGCATCTCTTCAGTATAACCATCGACTACAAAACTAGCGGTAGGATCACTCTGAGGTTTAAGAGTAACATTAATACCTCTTTCAACAAATCTCGCACATCGTTCATACAATTGAAAAAATTGCTCAGGTACCATGACCTGATTTATAGTTACATAAACACCATCATACATTAATTGGAGACACTTATCTCCAAATTCTTGTTCTTTAGCAAATTCGGAATGATAACTCGCTGTAATACTTCGTCGGGCATTCATTTCAGAAGCAGAGCACCACGACTTCCACCATTTAGATCCTGGACTGAGATTAGTAGTCATATGCAAACTTTGATATGGTGTTTGCATTCCGTCGTCTAAATGTGCAATTAACTCTAAAAGACCTTTATAGGCTGTAGGTTCGCCGCCACTGAAACTCCAATGAAATTGTGTAAATCCGTTTTGTCTTGCTTGACCTTTGATTTCATCTATAGTCTTTTTGTAGGCTTCTATAGTTTGATAGTCTTGTCTATCAGACCTAGCATAAGGCCAACAGTACGAACAGTTATAATTACAGAATCGCCCTAGTATCCAACTGACAGAAAACAAAGGTCTTTCCATCATAGTGCGTTGCCCAAACTTTACTATGCGCTCAAACGGAATAGATTCAAAGTTCTGCATTAAAATTTTTCCTCAACTACCTGTTTAAAAGACCTTGGACTATACTCAGGATGAATATTCTTTAACTTTGTTATATTAGGCATACGTCTTTTAACGCTACCTTCTCTGCCAGGAGTCAGTCTCCATTGTATTTTATAGCCTAGTTTGTCTGCTAGAATGTTAGCGGCTTCTAAGATGTTTATTTCTTCATCGCTGCCTATATTGATCACTTCTCTGTTAGTCTGTCGGTATATGTGCAATAATGCCGTGACAGCATCTTCAACATAACAAAAGGATCTAGTCTCGTCATGACCAATTATCGTATAATCGCTGCCTTTTATCTTGTTTATAATATCGTAAACAAAGTGCCCTGGGCCGCTGTGCTCACTATAGACATTAAAGAACCTTGCAATTAGAAAATCAATATCGCTGTTAAACAAATAATTTTCTGATAAAATTTTAGGAATCCTATAACTCCATCGAGGGTTATGTATATCCTCTATGTGAACGTCAGTTTCTTCTGCTGTAGGAAAATTATCTGTACCTGCTATTACTTCGCTACTACTAGCATAGATTAACTTGCACGATTTATTCTTTTTAACAAAATTAAAAATTGCTATATCATTGCTAACATTGTTTTCTATAAGTGTATTTGGAATCTTATAAAAATACTCAGTACCGTTTATAGCAGCCATGTGAAACACAAACTTGAAATTATTTGTAGTATTATTCAAATATTCAATCAAGTCTGATTTGATAAATGTGCATTCAGGAACATACGAAGGGTATCTAAAATTATTATCTACACCTACTACTAAAAACCGACCAGATAGTTGTCTGCATATTTCTCTGCCTATTAGGCCCGAAGCACCAGTGACTAAAATTTTTTCTGCCATTCTTTATTAAGATCTCTAATATGTTTAAACCATTGGCTATCGAGTTGTTCTTTATCTATTGAATCTATCAAAAAATCTAAGTCTTTAGGCAAACATTTTCCACCGAATCCTCTTGTTCCGTCATGCCCCGGCACCTCCATGTATGTTTGACTGTGTGCTACTTTAAAATACATGTTCTTTACTTTGTCGTAATTGGCATCTGCTTTTTGCGACATATCGTAAAATATGTTAGCAAATGCTATTCTCATCACAGCGAAGTTGTTAGAAAACATTTTAACCAACTCCGCTTCGCTAGTCGAACACTGAATGATATCATCGGATAGCAACCAATCGGGTAAATTAACTGAATTATGTCCAACTATTAAAGGACGATTCTGACAGTCCTCTTCCCAAAATCGTTCTCGCAAAAATTCCGGAATATAAATTAGTTTGATACCAAATTCTTTTTCGATTTGATCCGAAGTTCCAATTGGCAACGTGCTTCTAATTACGATTTGCACTTTTGAATTTTGATGTATTAACAGAGATATTTCTTTTTTAAGTATTTCTATATGTTGATAGTTTTCTGTTGGAATACAGATGAAAACAAATTTACACGCCTTAAGATCTGATCTTTTAGTATTCAAAAGGGTGTCGTGAATGGTTACTACTTGTTTTTTCAACAGTCCGTAATGTGTTCCGCGGCCGACATATCCGTAGCCAATTATTCCAAAATAGTCGTTATTAAGGGTCATTGTTTATCTCGATTCGAAGTATATATGCGTTGCAGAGGTCGAAAACTGCTATATTTGACACAAAAATATTTGATTATTTGTATAAAGACTTATATAATGTACTTGTGGTCGTCAGTGGAATTGGTAGACCTCCTGTCCGTTGCGAAACGCACTTGGGATTGGATTTTGGCATAGCCTAAAATCTTTGTAGGTTCGAATCCTACCGACCACACCATATTCTAGAATAAGTAGAATACTACTAACAAGAGGAACATATATGTCAAACACAGTAGAACAACTAAAAACAGCATTTGAAAACTTTCTAGCAGAAGATGCAAAATTTGCAGGCGGTAATAACGCTGCCGGAACTCGTAGTCGTAAAGCACTACAAGAAGTAGGTAAACTTGTTAAGGCACGCCGTAACGAAATTACTGCTGAAAAAAATGCCCGCAAAGAAGCCAAGGCGAAATAAAGTGTTAACCGAGGAGCAGAAAAAAATCTTGGATGATCTACAATCATCCGAGATTACAACTATAGACCTAAGCGGTTACGGTGCTGCATGTGAAACTTTGTCTTTTGATAGTCTTACTACCGCAGACACCATAACGCTCAGTGGTTCAACACTATCAACAATTGATACATCATCTATTTCTACAATCACCTTGCCATCTGTTTCTTACACAGGCAGTGGCGGAGTTAATTACGGAAATACAACGATATCAGGCTCAAATTGCTACCCTACTTGGACTACCACAGGTACGGGAACTTACTCATACGGTACCGGAATTGGTATTAGTCCTGCAACAGTTCATATTAATACTGATGGTATTGAAATTAAAGAAGGCGGAGATATAAAGGTCGACGGAAAAAGTCTTAAAGATTTTATGACTAAGATGGAACAGCGACTTGCTATACTAGTTCCTGATCCTGCAAAACTCGAAAAATTCGAAGCATTAAAGAAAGCATACGAACATTACAAAACAATGGAAAGTCTTTGCTTTGACGAACCAAAAGATGAAGAAAACAAATGAATGTTAAACTTGTCTCATACTCACAACCTACCGCCGAGTTCTCCGATATGGGGATCTCGGATGCTCAGGAACTCATTGCGTATTGCGCCCGTGTCTCAAACCCTAGCAACCAATTCAACACAGACACAAGCGAGAAACTCATCAAATACTTGGTCAAACACGCACACTGGTCACCACTCGAAATGGTCTCAGCATGCCTCGAAATTACAACCACTAGAGATATCGCAAGACAAATCTTGCGACACAGAAGTTTCTCCTTTCAAGAGTTCAGTCAGCGATATGCTGACCCTACTAAAGATCTCTCGTTCGTATATAGAGAAGCACGACTCCAAGATCCAAAGAACAGACAAAACTCCGTCGAACTTGATGTTGTCAGCAACCTCGACCATAGAGAAACAGCCAAACTATGGTTGGAGAAACAGCAAGAAGTTATACGCACGGCCAGAGAAGCCTACACTTGGGCTGTCTCTAATGGCATAGCCAAAGAGCAGGCTCGCGCAGTATTGCCAGAAGGACTTATTGAAAGTAAACTTTACATGAATGGTACATTGCGCTCTTGGGTACATTTTATCGAACTGAGGTCTGGAAACGGTACACAAAAAGAACATCAGTTGATCGCTCTCGAGTGTGCTAGGGTAATCGCAGCAATTTTTCCTATGAGCGAGAGTTTGATTAGCAATGACTGATGAACTACACACATTCTGTAAGAACTACGAAGCCCGTATACTAAACGATCAAAAACGTAGAGCAAAATATCATCCTCCAAAATTTTTTACAGACCCAGAACGTGCCGATATCATTCGTAATGATGTTGTAGAATATGAAACAGAAAAAGTCTATACTTTAGAAATACCGGAGGGAAGATTACGTGCTTTGGTTGAGTTAGAACAAAGGTTCTTTCGATTTCATAAACATGACCACGGTCAAATTGATATGTTTCAAACTCTGATGGAAAAAGAACGTGAAGAAGCGTACCATCGCCAAACTAATCCCGCAGTCCAAAAAGCCTATGAGCAGTATTCTATCATGCTTAATTTAGCAGGATATCAAAGAAAAATATGACCGTTGAACAAATAATTTGGGCGAACGTCAGTTTTATTATTCTTATCTCTGTGGTTTACGCACATTCAAAATGGTCAGAGATCAGAAAATGTTATAGTATGTGGTTCACTCGAGAATATTGGACAGATTATAATATAGTTGAATTTGCAAGTTGGGCTGCGAAAGCCGTGATCATTGTGCCAGGTTTAATTTTTGGAATTCAAATTTGGTGGTTGTTTTTCTTAACATTGTTTACTAGTCTAACATTAATTTGGGCCAGCAATAAAAAATTATTGCCTACTTTAGTGGGCTTTAATACTATTTGGGTTTGGATCAGTTGTATGGTTTTGGCACAAAATTTAATCAGATAAAAAGATTCAAAAATGAATCATATTGACAAGTTTTTTGAAATCTCGTATAATTAAGTTGTTCGACAGAAAGAAAATATTATGAGAAATTATTGGACTTGCTCAAAATTTGCAGATTGGATCCGTGGCACTACCAAATTAAAGTGTGGCACAGGAAAAGAATGGCGTGAATGGGAAGAAGCCGCTAAGGCTCGATACCCTATTCGCTGGTGGATCGCTGAGGAAGGTTTGGACAAACTACAGGACGTTTGGTGTTACATACCTGAAAGGTTAAATGATGTACGCTACTATATCAACAATCGCTGGGTCACTAAAACCCACGCTCTTACTGCTAGTCCAAGCGATATTCCTCGCGGCCAGTGGCGTGATGTTGGCAACCGTTTTCTTCCATGTCTTTTTAACGAACTTGTGGATTTTGTTGAAGTAGAACAGGCATGGCATCACTGTATCTGGGACGACGAAGCACGTAAAAAGTATCGTACCCCGTGGTGGCGCAGTGGTTGGTTACGTTGGAGAACTTGGCGTTGTCCCGAAGCAGGTATCGATTATCTTAAGTGGGCAATGACTCTTACCAACGAAGAATTCTTAGAAGAAGGTGAAAAACATCTAGCAGAACCTACTTATCAAGCCAAGGCCGCTAAAGAAATCCTAGAACTCTACACATGGTGGAAGGAAGTTTATCCTAATCGTCCCGATGTACATGATGCCAGCGGATGGCATGACTATTGTGAAATGCGACGCAACAAAGGTTACCATTTGCTAGACATGGAAGATAAGACTCCAGAAGAGGCCGAAATGTGTAAAACTGCTCTTGAAAAAACTCAAGAAATTGAAAAAGCATATAATGACGAAGACGAGGCTATGATGATTCGTCTTATCAAAGTTCGTGAGAGCCTTTGGACCTAGCATGAAAACTTCTGCATTTAGAACATGGGTTAGAGAATTATGGTATGCTAACTGCGAAGAACATACCGAAGTAAAAGAACCTAGATACACACATGCAGAATATTTCAATAAGTTTAAGTGGTGGTTAAAACGAGAATATAAACATCAAAGGATGAAAAATGTCTGAAGAAAATCACATGACTGAAGAACTAGAAAAACTATATCAAGAGTATTGGAATTTTCATGGTACCATGTTTGATAAAGACTATAGTCCTATTGAAATCGCTGCTATTCTGATTGCGCAAGGTCTAACTCTTTATCGTACAGTGTTAGACGAAGAAGACTATGAAAAAATGGTAACTAGTATTTTAGAATCAAGTCAAAAAGTCTTGAAATTAACTCCTGACATGGGTATACTACATTGATGAAATTACAAACTCCTGCAGAGGGAATCCTTAAAAAAAATGATTGGGGTGATGCGAAAACCTATCACATAGTCTGCGATTGCGGCTCGGCAGATCATACACATGACCTATGGATTGAATCTGAGGAAGTAGGTATTACTGTTACTATCTACGCCACAGTTAAATCCCCATGGTGGTCGATGAATCGTTTTAAACAAATCTGGACCTTACTCACCAAAGGTTACTTAGAGCATCAAACCGTGCTCACTATGAATGAACAGACCGCTCTTAACTACGCAGAAACTCTTAAATCCGCAATTCAAGATGTCAAAGATTTCAAAAAGCCCTGAACGACATACCTTCCAAAAAGAAGGTTATGTCAAGCGTCAGAAAGAAAAGGGAGAGCCCATCAATGAGGACTACCTTGACATGTTTGCCAAAATAGTTGAAGATCACGACAAAAAGTTTGACGATCCCCAAAGTAGAATCAACAACATGGAATACGATCTTCTGACCACTGATTGGATCTTGAAGAAAGTTCGTTCCGACGAAGCATACGCTCAAAATTTATATGCGGCCATGTGTAATAACGGCTTTATTAAAATGGATGTCATTCCTATCCTTAAACAAGAAGAATGGGGTTGCTCTTGGCGTTATGCTGGGGGTATAATCGCCGATATGCGACAACAAGGCGATTATATTGATTGGTACTGTTCCGGTATTAGAGACAGTTATCAATATTCTGCTGATGAAGAACAATATACCAGAGAACAATTAGACAGATTAGAAGTAACAAAAAGATACGTGCCAGAAGGCTGTGTATCCGTCGAGATCCGGAATGATCTCCAAAGTCTTGGTTGGGTTTTGGCGCCTGATGGAGATTGGAAAAACTTTGAATAACCTAATAGGAGATTAATAATATATCATGACCTGGGAACTTTATGAGGTCTGGGCCGAGGATGAGGATGGCCATGAGCGTTTAGTAGATACTACCAAAAGCAGAAAAGAAGCGATTGGTTTGGCAAGAAAAACCGTAAATGAAGGTTCGGTATTAGCCAAAGTGTTTAGAGAAACCGAAGATGGTGATTATGAGGAAATTGAAATTATAAGTTCCGATTGACAAAACTTATCAAAGATGGTATAATATATAAATCGTAAACAATTTAGGAGCAAGGAATGGCCACTAAAGCCGCTGTTAAGAAAACCCGAGTTACTGCTAAAGAAGTTGCAGAACACCGTGCAAAAGTCGGTCGCGATCTAAGCCCAAAATGGGATGGTTGCGAAACTTGGGACATTGATACTTTCCTTAAACATTTCCGATCCAGTATGGATTGGTATCGTATGGAATCCAGCGGCAAAGATCTAAAACCCAAAGTCATCAATTGGATGAGTGTTAACGGGTTCACTAAAGATCAAATTAAAGCATTCAAAGATACCAAAGACTGGCGTTCTAATGTTACTATGGGGGCCATTGCTGCGTGTCTACTCAAAGGTATGCCCCCTTATCGTGCTGATTTCAATCACGGTAGAAACATTGCTCAGTGGCTAAGTGAACAGATCAATAATGTAATCGAGGCGGGTAGGGATGACGTTGTTGAAGAAGATTCTGAGAAAAAAGATACTGGTCCTATAGTAACTATTCAAGATCGTGTTCGCGAAGCCACATATAAAATGACTGAAGAAATAGAAGATGCTATTGAATCTTTCTCTACAGATCCCGAAGCATTTGATCCAAAGGCTTTCAAACTTGTAAATCTATTAAAGGGAAAACAGGTCAAAGCGGCTCATGCTAGGATTATCAAGGACTACTATCAGCGGCAGTATGATGAATATGCAGAGTTGCTCGAAGGTAAATGCGAACAACTCAAAGAGGCTTATAGTCATCGCACCAAATCACAGATAAAGAAAATTTTTGCGTTTCACCAAGAAATACTCAGCGCCTGTGATATGCTGATGCAGGAAGCCAAAATTAATCGTAAGCCTCGCAAAGTCAAAGCAATTAGTAAGGATAAACTTATTGCTAAGATGAAGTATGCTAAGACTCACGATCAATTGAAACTAGTCTCAGTTAATCCTGCTGATATTATTGGCAGCAAGGAACTGTGGGTTTATAACACTAAAACTCGTAAGTTAGGCAAATATATTGCTGAAGACTTCAAAGATCTGGCTGTTAAAGGCACTACAATTATTGGGTTCAGTGAGAGTAAGAGCGTTCAGAAAACCCTGCGCAAGCCCGAAGAACAATTAAAAGAGTTCAAAAATGCTGGCAAAGTTACCCTTCGTAAGTTTTTAGAAGACATTAAAGCAGTAGATATTAAACTCAATGGGCGAATCAACGAAGATACTATTTTATTAAAAGTGTCTTAATCAAATCCTTGAGGTTTGATAAATATCGTTATGAACGATCAAACCTCAAATCCATTAGAAACTATAAGTCAAGCCCTTGCAGATCTTGCTAAACACCGCACTTCTACTGATGCGGTGTTTAGTGACCTACGTTTTTTAGAATTCAAATCTAAAAAAGACGAAAGTAATGCCGGTAAAGGGCTGATTTTCAGCGGGCAGGGCCATACCAAACAATTGGTTTTAGGTTCAGATTTACAGAGTTTTTTTGTATCCGAAAATCTAAATCTTGATACTGATAGGTCTTATCACATTGCAAATGTAGAAGTTCTTAATGCATCATCACTAGGTAGAACTGTTGTTAAGAGTAATCTTCGAGAATTAGGAAGATTGAAAGGTTTAACGGTTGACGGCTCAGTAACTGTTAACAATTATCTTTTTTATAACTCAACTGCTGATAGACTAGGCTTAGGTACTGATGCGCCAAACGCGGCTTTCAGTGTTGCAGAAAATGCCATAGAAGTTATGATAGGTACTGTGTTCGAAACAGGACACGGTATGATAGGAACTTTTGCCAGTCACGATTTTGATATAGTCACTGACGATACTCCTAGATTTACTGTAAAAGCAAACGGTAATATTGTTCTTGGCAATCCTCAGAACAGTCCTATCAACGTTGCGGTTCACGGTAAAATGTCGATCGGGGTTAAAACAGCGGATCCGTCTGTGGATCTACATGTAGCCGGTTCAGTCAGACTTAACAATCGTTTACAGATCTGCTCTTCAGCACCGCCAGTTGAAGGTACTTTTAGTATTGGAGATATTGTTTGGAACAGTGCTCCAAGATCAGGTACACCGATTGGTTGGGTATGCACACGGGGCGGTAATCCAGGAATGTGGAATCCGTTCGGGGATATTAAAGAAACAGGTAACTGATGCCTTCAGCATTAGTTCTAGGAAACGGTGAAAGCCGATCAGTTTTAGATCTACAGAAATTGTCTAAAGGTGTTACAACCATAGGTTGTAATGCTGTACATAGAGATTTCACGCCCAACATATTAGTTTGCTGCGATCGGAAAATGGTTACAGAATCTATCGCAAACAATTCTTTAGAAATAATACTAACAAGAAAAGATTGGTTATCACATTTTAATTGCGACCGATTGGCTGGAGTGCCAGATCTTCCCTGGCAGGAAAAAGATAGACACATGCAACCAATACACTGGGGCAGCGGCAGTTATGCATTATTAACTGCTGCAAAATTAGGATTTGAAGAAATCTTCATAGCAGGTTTTGATTTATATTCTCAAAATGGTTTAGTCAATAACATTTATAAAAATACAGAACACTATCTTAAAGACGATCGACCAAGTGTAGATTATTCCTACTGGATACTTCAAAAATCGAAAATTTTTAATCAATATCAAAACACAATTTTTTATATTATTAATTCAGAAGATTGGAAACAGCCTGTCGAATGGCAGTTGCCGAATGTTAAATTGAAAAAAATTTCTGACTTCTCTCTAGTAAAATAAATATCTCTGTAGTATAATAATCCTATAGAGGACTTACATGACGCTCAACCCTCTTTAAATACTCTGCGTGTCATCAAACTTACTCGCTTATTTTTACAGGAGGCAAGAGATGGCGAAATTCTATTCAACAAAAACTTACGGCAATGACAGAGGTCTGTCATGTTGCTTTAGACAATGGCGGGCCACGCACAGTCATTGTTCAACACTACATGGTTACTCAATCGGTATCAAACTAATATTTGAATGTGATACACTAGACGATAAGAACTGGTGCATGGACTTTGGTGGTCTCAAAGAATTCAAAGCATGGGCCGATCATATGTTTGATCACACTTTAGTAATTGCCGAAGACGATCCAATGTTAGATCGATTCAAAGAAATGTCAGGATGGAGTTCAAATCCAGAACACGATGGTAAACCGGAACGTGTGCAAGTAGAGCCATATCGTCGACAAGGTATCTGCGACTTGCGTATTGTTCCTGCTGTCGGATGCGAAATGTTTGCTAAGATGTGCTATGACAAAATGGCAGAACTACTGGGCAGTGGTAACATGCGTTATCCTATCAACCCAAGTGTACGTGTTAAATCTGTAGAAGTATTTGAACACGGTGCCAACTCTGCTACCTACGAAGGCGACTATCCTATAGTCAGAGCATGAACAGTTTAGAAAAAATATGGGCCAGAGCCACTGGTCACCTGATGGGGCAAACGGATGAAGATCGTCCGGATGTCCCTATCTTAACTGTTCGTGAAGCACGTATAGCACTATTCTTAAAAACCTTTTGGGTAATTATACATGTGATTACCTGTCTTTTTATTATTGCCAACGTCATTAGACATTGGTAAATAATAATATGCGCACTTTTAATATCCACAATATCCCCATCGGTGGCAAAAATAAATTTGTCTTAATCGCTGGTCCCTGTCAAATCGAAAGTCTTGATCATGCACACGAAACTGCTGGTCGTATTAAAGAAATCTGCGACTGTCTAAGTATAGATTTAATTTATAAAAGTAGTTTTGACAAAGCCAATAGATCCAGTATAACAACTAAAAGAGGTCTAGGTCTAGAAGAAGGTCTTAAAATTCTAACTAGTGTCAAACAATCTATAGGAGTACCTGTTCTCACAGATATCCACGAGACATGGCAGGCAGAATTGGTTGCTGGGGCCGGTATAGATGTTCTACAGATACCTGCCTTTCTTTGCAGACAAACAGATCTTTTGTTGGCTGCAGGGGCTACAGGTAAGACTATCAATGTAAAGAAAGGTCAGTTCTTAGCACCTCATGATATGAAAAATGTCGCGTCTAAAATTGCTTCGACTGGCAATGATAGAATAATGTTATGCGAAAGAGGATACACTCATGGATATAATAATCTTGTTGTTGATATGCGTAGTTTACCCATTATGGCTAGCACCGGGTATCCAGTGGTCTTTGATGCCACTCATTCTGTGCAACAGCCTGGAGGAATGGGAACGGTCTCAGGCGGAGATCGCGAAATGGTGCCCTACTTGGCGCGGGCTGCTGTAGCCACAGGCTGTGTTTCTGCGGTATTCATGGAAGTACACGAAGATCCAGATAATGCTCCCAGTGATGGGCCTAATATGATAAAGTTGCAAGATCTAAAAAATATATTGAGTAAACTAGTAGCAATTGAACAGGCGGTAAAATGTTAACTGTATTGTGTGTTAGATTCGGAAACAAGTACGGCCCAGAATATGTAGAAAGACTACGTAATATGGTTTCGCGAAATCTAACTGTTCCTTATGAATTCGCATGTTTGACAGATGACCCTAGATCCATTAAAGGTGTAAAGATTATACACGAAAACAATCATGGATATTCCAAAGCATGGTGGCATAAGGTTCACATGTTTAATCCTTCATTGGGTTTAGATGATAGAATCTTATATTTCGATTTAGACGTTGTAATACATAAAAACATAGATAAACTAATATTGGGTAACGGAGAAACTTTTTACGGTATACGAGATTTTAATAGACAGTTTAACCCTAAGTGGAAAATATTAAACAGTTCTGTAATGAGTTGGATGGGCAATAAAGAACACGATATTTACGAAATGTTTATTAAAAATCGAACTAATGCTATGCAACTACACGGTGATCAAGATTGGATTTATAAAATAGCAGGAACACGTATTAGATATTGGCCCGATCAATGGCTGATGAGTTATAAATGGGAAATTCGAAAAAGAAACGAAATAAATTTTTCCGGACCTAAAAGAACATTCTACGACATAAAAAATCCAGAGATACCCAACGACTGCTGTGTTGCAGTGTTTCATGGTGATCCGAAACCTGAAGATGTACAAGATCCATTAGTAGTTGACAACTGGCATTGACTATGTTATACTAATAGTATGACTACACATACTCATCTCCGACGTATCGGCTTTGCCTGTAAATGGATCGATCTTCCTGATCAAATGAACGGTATCAAAACTAAAGATGACTGTAAAAAATACAACACAGGTGCAACTACTGTAGCATGGTTAAATAGACAGACCAGAGATATTGCTGAACAAAAACTTTGGGACTTAATGGTTCAAAACATCGAGTCTGTTAGAAAACTTGTAGAAAAAGTAGGGGAACAAAATGAATCGCTTAGGATGGTTCGTCTTAGCAGTGATATTCTTCCTGTTTATACTGAACCCACTTACAGTTATTTCTGGCGCAGGTCAGATGTTCGTGCTTATCTTGAACGCCATTTTAGCACTGTTGGGGATAGTGCTCGTCGGTGCAATGTCCGTCTTTCTTTTCATCCTGGTCAGTTTACTGTTCTTGCTAGTGATAATCAAGACATTGTTCAGCGTAGCATAGAGGAGTTTGAATATCATGTGGACATGGCTCGCTGGATGGGATTTGGCAAGACGTTTCAAGACTTTAAAATCAACGTTCACATCGCAGGTAGACAAGGCCCAATGGGAATCGTTGCTGCGCTGGCTCGCATGACACCCGAGGCTCGTAATACACTTACGATCGAAAATGATGAAATGACATGGGGTCTAGAAGACAGCCTCGAACTTGTAGATCATTGTGCATTGGTATTAGACATTCATCATCATTGGATTAAAACTGGAGAATATATTGAAGCATCTGACGATCGTATTAAAAGGGTTATTGATAGTTGGCGTGGTGTTCGCCCTGTCATACACTACTCTGTTTCTAGGGAAGATATACTTGGAGAACATTCCAGAGACACCCGTCCCACTCTTCAGACCCTCTTAGAATCTGGACATAAGAAAGCAAAACTCAGAGCACACTCTAACTTTTATTGGAACAAAGATTGTAACGATTGGGCCGCTACGCATTGGGAGTGGGCTGACATCATGTGCGAAAGCAAGGCTAAGAATCTAGCCAGTTTTGATTTTCACCGACATGCCAATGGATAGTCTTATGTGGCAAGAAACTGCCGATGAAGCATTTAAAAGAAGATGCATTGGATGGGAATTTCGCATTTCTTTTTTGCCGCGGAGATGCTACTACAGTAAAAAATTACTATGGTTAAAAAGAGCGTACTTGGGTGTGAGTATGCTTACTGGTCCCGGTGAACCCATCTTTGAATATCGCTGGATTGAGAAAAATGAATTTCTCATCCAGCGTATTAAAGGTGTAATTTAATTTGCCTTGGTTTTTGATGTTTTTGATGTCTTGGCCTTGTCTGCAACTTTCTTAGCAGCGGCCTTAGTTTTTGTAGCGGCTTTCTTTACTTCGGTCTTTGCTTTTTCTACTACGACCTTAGCATCGGCAGCATCAACTTTTCCGTCTTTGTTTACATCTGCAGTTTCTTTAACTCCGCAGACTACATTTTGAACGGCTGCTTTTACATCAGCAGAATCAACTTTGCCATCTTGATTCACATCAAAACTTTTGGTATTTCTATTATAATACCAAAATGCGCCAACTGCAACTAAAACTAATGCAACTAGTACGATTTCCATGGAAATTCCTCCTGTGCCTTATTTACACTAAATATAGGTATGACGCTACATTTTATTAAGTTTTTAAACGAAAATACCGATTCTAGAGAAATTTATCAAGATAAACTTAAATTTGATAAAAATCAACTAGAACCTGTTATGAGCGAAGCCACAGTAAAATACCATTATGACGGGCTGGCCGCCAAGTATTCTGAACGCTATAATAAAGGCGAGGGTGATCCAGATTTCAATTTTGGTGGAGCAATATTGCATAATATTTTTTTTGCAAATCTTACCCCTCCCAGAGCCGCTAATAAACCAACGGGGCTCAGTAAGTCTTTGATAGAAGATAAATGGGGAAGTTTTGACGAGTTTAAAGACGAAATTGAAAAAACTGCTATGTCAATTCAAGGTAGCGGGTGGCTATATATGGATACCACCGGAGAGATAAAAACTATACGCAATCACGAGTATAAAAAAAACATGAAGATTGCTCTGTTGATAGATTGGTGGGAACACGCCTGGGCGTTAGACTATCAACAGGACAAAGCCAAGTACCTAAACAATATTTGGCGAATCATCAACTGGGATACAGTTGATATTAGACTACAAGGAGCGTAAAATGCTAGATACAATCGTATTATTATTAATAGGTGCATTTATTGGCTGGCACTTTCCTGAGCCTTCATGGGCAAAGGTTATTAAAACCAAAGTTTTATCTATGATTAAAAAATAAGGAAACAGTATGGCATACTCAGAGAAAGTTATTGATCACTATGAAAACCCACGTAATGTCGGTAGTTTCTCTAAGGATGATCCCGAGGTAGGCACCGGCATGGTCGGTGCTCCTGCCTGCGGGGATGTTATGAAACTACAGATCAAAGTAAACGAGGATGGTATTATCACAGATGCGAAGTTTAAGACATACGGTTGTGGTAGTGCTATTGCTAGTTCTAGCCTCGCTACAGAGTGGCTCAAAGGGCGCACACTGGATCAGGCAACCGCAATCAAGAACTCAGATATTGCTGAAGAACTTGCGCTACCGCCCGTTAAGATTCACTGTTCAATATTGGCAGAAGATGCTATCAAGGCTGCTATAAGAGATTATAAAGAAAAGCATGATATCGCTAACTGAATCGGCAGCACTAAAAGTAAAAAATCAACTAGAAAAACGAGGCAAAGGTTTAGGAATTCGTTTAGGTGTAAAAACTACAGGCTGTTCGGGTCTACAATATGTTTTAGAGTTTGTGGACACAGTATATGATAGCGATCATATATACGAAAGCAATGGAGTGCATATCTATATAGATAGTAAAAGCATAACGTATCTAAGCGGAATTGAGATGGATTGGGTACGCAACGGACTTAACGAAGGTTTTGAGTTTCGAAACCCAAACGAACGTGATCGCTGCGGTTGCGGCGAAAGTTTTCGAGTCTAGTACTTATTAATAGGTAGATCCAATCCGGCGGGCATATCCCATATTTTTTTGCGTTCAACTCCCTTTCTTTGTGCAAATCTTTTAGAGTCACAAGCAGGGCAGCAATGAAAATAATTATTACTTAACCGCTTTTTTTGAATATTTTTTAGACATCTTTCAAACTCAGATCCGCAATTATCACAAGCAAAGACCGCAAAGGTCTTTTTTCTTTTATAGGTATGCAATATACCTGTCTTACTGCATCTAGTATATTCGTTAGTAACTATCTTTGTGGTCATGAACATACATTATTTACATACGGCTTATAAAATTGAACGATAAATATGTAGTCAACCTATTGGACAAACACTATGACTAGACGACAGATTGAAATTGGCGCTATCGGTAATGACGGCACCGGCGATAGTATTCGCGACGCTTTTAGAAAAGTTAATGAAAATTTCCGAGAATTATACAGTTCTTTAGGATTAGGTGATAGACTTTCTTTCAAAGGTCTAGACGATACACCGTCATCTTATTCAGGACAGGAAAATTCATTAGTTAGCGTAAACACTACTGAAACTGGTTTAGTTTTTAAACAACTTAAAGCAGGTAACGGAGTCCAGATCGACTTCACTACTAATCCAAACGAAATTGCTATTTCAACATTGTTTTCTTCTATTTCTGGGGATCCGACTCCGCAACTAGGAGGAAATCTCTCTACACGAAGCGGAGCCACCCAATACAGAATACTAAATTTAGGAACTACTTCTTCACCGCTACTGCCAATTTTTAAACACGAAGCGGTAAACAAAGCCTATGCAGACAGCAAGGTGTCTCTTGCAGGTGTCGATGCTGTTGATCCCTCTACCGGTTCATCCAATCCGACATTCGGAACAATGACTGGACCTCTCATTCTTTCTAGAGATCCAGTTGATGCAGACGACGAAGTCTACGGCGGATTAATCGCTGCTACAAAAAGATACGTCGATGGTTCTGCTTTCGGTAGTAGTATTAATCTATATGTTGCTACTAGTGGCCAAGATGAAAGACCTGGTATTAATTCTAGTCTTCAAGGTAGAGCATTAGCCTACGCTTATCGTACTTTAGAAGCGGCTCTTAAACGTGCTGAAGAAATATTATTAGAATCTAGACTAGAAATTGGACCTTACAAAAAGGTATTGACATATAGCGAAGGTGCAGGGGAATGTACATTAACTTCTATCACAGCATCTCCGGAATCTGGAACAGGATTTATCGGACAAGTATACATGAGTGTCGACTCTTTCACTCTTACTGTTCCTGGAACCAACTATCGAGTCGGTGATATAATTTCTATTGGTGGTGGGGTTGGTACTGCTGCAACGGTAGAAGTTTTAGCAACAATTGGAAATCCTGGCGCTGTTTTATCTTTCCGTCCAGTAAGTTCTGGAGTTTATACAGTATTACCAGGAAACACTAATGTAATTACAACCAGCAACAGCGAATTCGGAGGTGGGGCTAGGTTTGATTTAAACTACAAAGTGAATAAAATTGATGTAGTCAGCGGTGGTGTAGATTACGGTCTGGTTTCCGTAAGGATACTACCAGCAGTGGGAGATACCACAGGCTCCGGAGCATTCGGCACAGCCGATGTTGTTTCAGGAGCCGTAGTAAGCATCACGGTAGATGATCCTGGAAATTCATTCACGGCTTTACCAACCGTAACTGTCGATCTACCAAGATTTAGAATTTTCACTAATGGATTAAGAACAGATTTTACCGGCAACGTTTTATCTCCAGATCCTACCGCAGTTAGAAGTAGAGATGTTAGAGAAGGTCTATATCTAAGAGGAGAGACCTCAGGAGCATTGGCTCAAATACTAGGACACTCGGGGGCGTTAGATGGTCCTAATGAATTGTTTGATGTTGATATTAAATATGGCGCATTTGAAATAGGCGAAGTTATTTCTTATGGTGATGTAACTAAAACACAACAGATCAGTGTGTTGATCGAAACCGGAATATATGAAGAGAATCTTCCTCTTAAGATTCCACAAAACGTTGCTCTAATTGGAGATGAATTTAGACGAGTTATAGTAAGACCTAAGGCGGGAGAAAGTTCTAGCCCTTGGGCATTTCAAAAATTTAGACGCGATCTTACTATAGACGGCAATACAACAGCAGAACAATTGTTTGGTTGGCATTATCTTGCTGATCCTACCCAACCAGTGTACCCACCAATCAATAATAAAGGTTCTTACAAAGCGGCAGCATCACTTATAGGTTTGAATAAAATTTTCTTGCAGCAAGAAACTATTGCATGGATTAATCATCAAATCAATAATATTATCGCTCCCTTTACATCAAGTTTTGACTACGACATTAGCACTTGTTCTAGAGACGTGGGCTTAATTGTTGATGCAATGATTTTCGATCTCAAATACGGGGGATATAATAGAACTGTTTCTGCAGCACTAAAATATAGAAGCAATGCCAGCGGACTTATTGCTATCACAACTCAATTAAGTCAAACTGTGGCAGCATTAAATCATGTTAAAGCACTGATACAAGATATCATTGATAATACTGAAATTGATCCTGTTTATAACACCATAAGAAGTCAAATAATAGATGAAGCATTTATCGCAGAAACGGGATCAGATGATGTTATTGACGAATTGTTCGCTGCACTCATTGATGTCATTTCTAATTCGGGTGCTGTTAACTATCCTAAAAACAATGACAATATTGATGTATTTTTATGTAACGATGCTACTATTGTTAGAGCACTAACATCGCAAGGATCTGGCGGATTTACTATGGTATTAGATCCGGAAGGACAGATACTGGCTAAATCGCCCTATGCTCAAGAGTGTGCTACTTTTTCAAAGAGTTCAGGAAGGAAAAGATTTGCAGGCGGTATGTTCGTCGATGGCTTTACCGGCAACCTACAATTTAAAATCACAGAAAGAGTAATCGTAGACGGAGTACCTAGCAATTCTAGATTAAGAGTCAGTAACTTGGTTCGTCCACCGAATCTACCAGCATCATTTATTGTCAACGATGCAGTATATCGTATAAACTACGTTAGAGATTATGTTTATAATCCAGCAGGATCTACAGCACAGTTTGTATTGGACGAAGTAACTCCATTTCCATTAGCCATCGGTGCACAGACTTTTACAGTAGTTACCGGTACTCCGGGAACTTTTAACAAAACATCTCATAATCTAGAACAAGGAGCCACACTGGTATTTTCAAGTACAGGAGTTTTACCTAGTCCCCTGATAGCAGGCAAAGAATACTACGTGATTGCTGATGGTTTTGGTCTAAACAGTTTTAGAGTCTCTGATACCGCAGGATCTAACACTGGAATATCACTTACTACTTTAGGTACAGGAACACTGTCATATGAAAGAATTTATGAAGTCCTAATGCCTGGCAATAGATCTATGTTGGCTAACGACTTTACTCAAATATGCGACATGGGGTACGGTCTTGTTACACACAACGGCGGTCTGCTAGAAGCAGTATCCGTGTTCACATATTACTGTTATATTTCTTATTTTTCATTAAACGGCGGTCAAATTAGATCAGTTGGCGGTTCATCGGCTCACGGAACATATGCCTTAGTAGCAGAGGGTTCAGACCCGTTAGAGATTCCAACACCGGTAACTCTATTTTATGATCTTAACCAAGGTGCTAAATGTTACTTCCCTAGTTCTCTATATGCAAACAATGCCGGCGAAACTACTATCTATGTATATAACTATGCCTATGTTCCGTTGGCAAAAAGCGAACTTGAAGTTATACATATAACTCCGGCAACCCTGCTACCGCAATTAACTAGATATTCGATTAATTCTGTGTCCACAGTTGGACTACCTGCAGGGGTGGCCAAATTAACAATCAGCAGCACAGGTAATGCTTCAACTGCTGGTTTGGCTATTCAGGTACCAAATGACACACCTGTGTCAATTAGAAATAACAGCCAGGTAGTGTTGACTGGTGATGTGGTGGATGTTGCTACTAGACCATCAACTGCTCTTCTACTAAACGAATCTTCTTTTGTTTATAGAATTTTGCAATTTGAAGAATTTGTAGATCCTGCTGCTAATACAGCATGTACTATTAGCGTTGGATCACCCGCAGTTATAACTTCCGCCAGTCACGGTTTATTAGCCAACTATATTGTTAAATTTTATACCACAGGTACTTTACCGACCGGACTTGTCGTAGACACAAATTATTATGTGCTAGAAGATAGTTTAACTTTGAATACATTCAGAGTAGCACTTAGTCCTAATGGTACTCCGATCAATACTACTGCTGGTGGTAGCGGTACACATTCATTTGCGAATTCTGGATTGGCTAGAACTACCTTAAGGGAAAATTATGACTATGTAGAATTGACAGTATACGAACCAAATGAATATGCTGCGTCAACAAAAACATTCACAGTAACAGTAGCAGATCCGGCTGTATTCACGTGCAATTCTCATGGATTCATAGCAGGAGATGTAGTAAGACTATCAAGTACGGGCACCCTTCCTAACGGACTATCTGCTTCTAGACACTATCACGTGTTATCTACAGGACTAACTGCTAATAACTTTACACTGAGTGCTGTACCGAATGGCCCGGCTGCTGCTACTACTACAGCAGGTAGTGGGACATTTAGTGTAGGGTTAGTCAAAGGACGTATAGGAGATAATTCATTTCAGATAGTGGCTCCAGGTCCGGGTGATTTATCAAGGTTAATAAATTATAAATTAACCTGGTGTGGATTTGATTATACTATTACAAATTATGAAGGATCAAATGTTACGGGAATTGAAGGAGTAGGCAGAATAACCTTAAATACTCCTCTTCAATTAGATGCTACCACAGGAACAGGTAATGTTCTCAGTTTATCATCCCCGCCTACATTAAAAGCAGGTGTACCAAAACGTACATCGGGTGCTGCTGGAACCTTGACTATTAGAATTTCATTGACTCGTGTCACATCACACGACCTTTTAGAAATTGGTACTGGATCATACGCAGACACAAACTATCCTAATGAAATTTACGGACTGGCTGTAAATCCGTTATCAGAGGCTACTGAAACTGAAGAACGAGGTTCGGGGCGTGTGTTCTTCGTTACCACTGATCAATTCGGTAATTTTAAAGTAGGTCCTTATTTTAGAGTTGACCAGGGAACCGGAACAGTTACTTTCTCAGCGGCCATTGCCCTATCAAATCTAGACGGTATTGGATTTAAACGTGGTGTACCTATCGCAGAATTTTCAGTTGATGCTACTATGGGAGATAATGCCACAGATACAGTACCGACGGAATACGCTGTAAGAACGTATGTTGATAAGAGATTAGGCGTGTCCCACACAGGCGAAATACTAGATCCTGTTAACAGGATACCTGCTATAACAGGTGGTTTTTTAGCCTTGGACGGCACAACGCCAATGATATCTACTTTAAATTTAGATAACAATCGTATCCAAAATTTAGCAGATCCAGTAAGTCCTACTGATGCTGTCAATTTAAGAAGTTTAGTTCTCGGTAATTTTGCAGATGCTAGTTTCGATAATGTAAAAGCCAATGACTTCGCTGTGTTCACTGGGGTTGGTACTCAGATTACTAATGCAACATTGGTTGGAGATATATCTGCAAACATAGACAGTACTGCTCATACAATAGATTTACAAATTTCTGCAGAAAGTATTAATACCGCAGATGTAAGTTCCAATGCTGCTATCGATCAATTTAAACTTTCTTTGGCCAATGCTTATGCATCTAGTGTTAGCAATATTGTCGGCGCTACCGCTACAAGAGTGGGAAATACTGTTACGCTGGCTTTCGCAACTACGACTAATCCAGTATTTGCTCCGGGTCGTGGTATAGTTGTAACTGGCTTTAGTACGACAAAATATAACGGTACATTTACGGTTATTAGTTGTACAGCCACACAGATAACATATGATATTAGCCTAGGTTCAAATGCTTATGCGGCGAGCCAACCTTCATGGACGTTACCTGTTACTCCTGCGGTAGGAACAGGAACTATAGAACCATTGAAGGGACTGTCAGTATTTGATTCTAATCAATTTAATGCTACCAACGGTTGGTTATCTATTAAGGATAATGGAATCACTATAGGCAAACTAGCACAGATTGCTTCTAAGACAGTATTAGGCAATAATGGTGTAGCCACTGACAATGTATCCACTGTTTCTTATGCAACCATTGTTGATCAAGGTGCTGCTGTTAAAAAATCATTGTACACCGCTGTTGGGTATCTAAAAAGATCAACCACAGGGGCCGGTGCAGAACTCTTAGACGGTTCGTATACTGTCATCCAAGATTCTGCTACATTGGCTGCAAATACTTTGGTTATCAGAGATAACAACGGTGATTTTGCAGCAAGAACAGTTACAGTACAAGATTTAAAATTAAAATTATCTTCAGAAGTTACCTCTACAAACACACTGAACAGGGTTTCGTCAGGAGGTGGCGGCACCACTAGATTATTTGGTTTCTTAGGCAATGGAGGTGTGTTAATAGGCAACAGTACCGTAGCCAATGAAAATGTAACCTATTATGACAATAACAGTCATGTGTTTAGAACACAAGACAGTTTTAATCCTGCACCTATCAGTTGTTCAACTCTTACTGCAACTGCTATCAGCACAGGATCTGACACCACACCCGGAACAATTACAGGTCAATGGATTTTAGCCAATGTTCCCGGCGGTGGAGTTAAAGGTAATTCTAGGCTTCAGGCAACCTATGCGGCAGACTTAGCAGAATTCTACGAAGGTGATAAAGAATACGAAACAGGCACTGTTTTAGTATTTGGCGGTGACAAAGAAGTCACAACCAGTAACATAAGAGGAGATTCAAAAGTCGCAGGAGTTGTTTCAGATAATGCTGCATATTCTATGTACGGTGCATGTCCTGGATTTAAAAATCAAATAGCACTGCAAGGTCGTGTACCTTGTAAAGTAGTAGGCAAGATTAACAAAGGAGATCTATTGTGTACCAGCGGGATACCAGGAGTTGCAGGTCTTGCCAAGGATCCTAAACCGGGAACATTGATTGGTAAAGCACTACAAGATTACGATTCAGATCATATCGGCACTATTGAAGTTGCCGTAGGAAGGACATAATGGTTAAAAAATATATTGATCCAAAAAGACCACCGATACTATGGGATACCATAGAGGATGCGTTTGGTAAAATAAACGATAATTTTACAGAACTATACTTGACCGTAGGAGGTGGCGGCGCTGTTGATCTTTCTAACATAAGTTCTAGTATTAGTCCTTCAGAAAGTATGACCTACGATTTAGGTACTCCTACGAATCGCTGGCGTCGACTGTATGTAGGTGGTGGTGCTATCTATGTAGATAATGCTCCTATTACTGCTACAGGCACAACATTAGAATTACCGTTCGGAACCAAAGTTGGTGGTGTATTAGTTAAAGATCCGGGAGAAGGCTCATTTAAAAACATCGAGGTCTTTGGACAACAAACTGTTGTTGCAGAAAATCTAAAAGACACCCTAAATTTTGTAGGCAATGGAATCACTATTGGAACCAATGCATCTACAGACACTATTTCATTTACCAATGCAGGTGTGTTAAGCACCGCAGCCGGCGCAGGTATATCAGTGAGTGCTTCTACTGGTGCCGTGACAATCACCAACACCGGAGTTACCGGTATTGCTAACGGAACAGGAATTGGAATAAGTGCAGGTACTGGATCGGTGACTATATCTAATACTGGAGTCACAGAACTGATAGCCGGCTCTAATATAATTTTAAGTAATTCAACTGGTGCCATTACAATTACCAATGGTTCACCTAACATAAATCAAAACTTATGGAGATTCATTGCTGTTTCGGGCCAAGATACATTAGATCCAGCCTCGCCGAACTCAACTCTAACTTTCGGTGCCGGATCTAATATCGAAATCAGTATAGATTCATTGACTAATACAGTATTAATCAGTTCTCCTAACAGACAGGATATTATTGGATCAATCTTCGCCGACGACTCTACTATGCTAGTAGACGGTACCGGTGGAAAGATTGTAGGACCAATAAATTCGTTTGACGGAGCAAATAGTATCAGCATGACTCCTAGTGGTGTTATCATTGGAGGCACTGGTGGTGCATCTGTCATAGGAGCCGCAATGGCTCCGGTATACATCGGTGCAGGACCTTCCGGATCCACATCAGGAACTGTTACTATTGGTACTGGCAGTAATATTGTAACTATTAATAATGCCACTGTCAATGGAACGTTGAACGGAAATGTAAACGGCAACGTTGTTGGTAACCTAACTGGAAACGTA